TACTAAGTCTACTGACTGATTTAGGCTTATCATTTCTTACTCTCCACCTGTATGAGTTTAGATAAGTACCATTCAGCCTTCTTAAGATCCTCTAAGCCATTCTTGTAGCGCCACCTATGAAGGTACTTAGCTATATTCCCTCGTAGGTATCCTACAAACTCATCCTTGCTTAGGAAGTCCTCAATGTATTTAATACACTCAATAGTGCCTTGTCCGTAGTGTGGTGGACTATTTACATTATCAGATTCCATCTTACTTAAGTCCCACTTAGCCATTACTATTTCTCCGTCTAAGATACTGATTTTAAGATGCCAACTAATAACATGAATACGGCAAGTGTTTCAAGTCCAGTCATTATTCTCTCCTTATGTTAAGTCTACGAGTTCACAAGTGTCACCACTACAAGCCATTGTTTGACTACCAGCAGTGTTGTCTTCATTCTCATACTCTGAAAGTTCAGACCAGTCAATAGCCTTTGGCATAATAGCTAACAATTCTTCGTAGTCATCTTTAGTACAGTCCTGATAAGGTGCTTGCTGGTAAGTATGATCTGAGTGAGGTAAGAACGACACCCCTGACATCTCATCAAAGTGCTTGTAGACAAATGCACCCACTTCCATCCACTCATGGTCACGAACTGAGATCGTCACGCTAGGCTTATGTTCACACCATGAGCGTTGATACGTTAGCCACATTTCTAGTTGCTCTACGGCTGTCATATCGTTTCTAGTGACTGCTCCTGATGGAGACTTGATAGGGAAGCTAAAGACTGTAGTTGTGTCCCCTTTCATAACACAAGGTTCGTTAGGTACACCCTTATCAATCATAAACTTCGTCAGCGGGTCCTTGTTATCTCCACGCACAGTACGAACATAATAAGGGCTGTGACGAGCATGAATACCACTAGCAGAATCAACAAGTTGGGAGACAGTACCACTTGGTTTAACGCAACTGATAGCAGTAGCAACAGGGATGTTAAGGCGTTCAGCCCACTCAGCATTCGTAGATATTGCAACATTCTTTAACCTCTCTAGTGTTTTATCAAGACCAGCATTCTGACTGGTAGTTAGTTTGTTGTCCATGATGCCCGTTAGGGATACACCTAGTAACCTCTCCTCTTCTGTATTCTTCTGCCAAATCTTACGCAGGTAGGGAAACTTAGTATAAGTAGATTGGATAGTGCCTAGAATAGTTGCTAGACGTACCTTCCGCTCTAAGTCATCTATAGTGTCTGTGGCTCGTACTACAATCTCTGTCAAGTTACAGAACTGGTTTGGTCGTAAGATAATTTCGCTACAGGGGTTAGTACCGAACTCATAGTTAGGATCTCTACGGCCATTCTTAGCTGCTTGTACCTTGCTTGCTTGACGATTAAAGACACCACGTTCACCTGACTTACTTTCCACTAGAGATTGCCACTCCCGCATGAATGTCTCCATGTCAGGCTTTTCTGTGTAGCTCACACTGTTATTGGCTAATGCACGATGGGCTGCTGTTTCCCACCACTGTCCTGACTTAGCATGACGCATCCTATCATCAGATAAGTTAGACAAGCTAATCATAGCACTACGACGAACACCACCAACTACGACAATCTGACCGATAAAACACATAAGGTCATGGCACTCAATAGAAGATAGCTTACGATTCTGAGCAGCCTTGAAGGTAGTCACTGCAAAGTTAAACAACTCTACTAAGGGTGCAGGGCCAGATGCTCTGCCGCCAAAGGTCTTAAGCCTAGCACCAGCAGGGCGTACAGCAGACACATCCCACTTAGGTATCTCACCAGCCCAGAGAAGAGCAAGGACTTGACGAAAGGCTTTAGCCCACCCTTCCTTGCTATCTTTAACTACAACCAATGTGTCGCTCTCAAACAGATCAGGAACCTCTGGTAACTTCTGGATGAACTGACGCTCTACTGAGAAGCCTACACCTGTACCACACAACAAGATAAACATAGCTTCGTCAAATGCTTTAGGGTCATCTACTGGTAAGTAGCTACAGTTGTACCCAGCAGTATTGTCACGGGCCAGTGCAGGGCCAGCAGTCATCATAGCTCGCATAGAGGGCATTACTTCTAGGTTTAATATGGCATCCCGTAGTTGATTCACATAGGAATCATTACCAGCTTTAGGGCGTACCACATTATCCATGTAGCGTTCTACTGTATCACCCCAATCCTCACGGCCCTCACCGTCGATGTACTTAGCGTAGCGAGACTTAGCAATAAAAGTCTGATAGTCAGTTGGTAGGTAATTATTCATCTTCAGTCTTCCCTCTCGCTCTCATAGTCTTATCTTCTTTTAGCCAAACCATACGGTCAATATCTGATCTAGCTATACCAATGTCTAGTAGTTCTTTGTCGGTTAGCTGATTAAGTTGCTTGATTGCTATCCTGTGGGTTCGCCATGTCGCAAGATAATTCATATATCTCCAGAACCATGACATACCTGTGTGTCTTCTACTCATCGGTTGTCACCTGATCCTTGTAGTGTACCGTTCTTAACACGCTCGTTTAACTTCTCCATGTTCAACTCAATGATCTTAACTAAGCTGCCACCAAAGATGTTAGACAGAGCTACAGTATAAAATAATACGTCACCTAACTCTTTTAAGACTGCATCATCGTCAATCCTGTTGTCACGAAACAACTTCTTAATCTTTTCTGATACCTCACCAGCTTCACCAGTTAAGCCTAGAGCATTCTCAATCAGTCGCTCCCTACCTTTAGTAATCATCTTGTCCTCTACAAACTGAGAATACATATCAATCATATCTTTCATATCTTTCGCTGTAAGCATTACATCAACCTTCCATAAAATTCTGTGTGTGCGTTTCTATCGTCTTTATCGAACAAGTACCAAGCGCAGTTGTCTTTACCTGTCATCTTGCTACCCTCAATCCATTTAACTCTGCCTATACTTACGATCTTTGTACAATAAGTCATAAGTGCAGCAGACTGTTTAGTGTGCGCCCAATCAGCATCAAACAACAACCAAGTTGGGCATATCTCCGTCCAGTGATCTATGAAAGCATGTAAGAACTTCCTTTCCCACGGTGGGTTAGTAATACAGAGATCAAGAACCTTATACTGACTACCAAAACTTATTTCCAGAGCATCCATTTGCTTGATGTCTGGGTGTCTAGGCTCTATGTCACAGGCGTATAAACATTCCCCTAGACCATCTGTTAGTTCGTGTATGTGGTGTATCAGTCTACCGTCACCAGCACAAGGCTCTACATAGTCAAACTTCTCATATGGTAAATGGGCTATAAGAGGTTCAACAGCTTCTATTGGTGTAGGGTAGTAATCTCTTGGTATCCTCTCAAAGTCACTACGCTTACCCATACAATTCTTTTAACCTCTTAAGTGATACAAACTCAGGCTCATAGACACCATTGCTAATCTCACGCTTAATTACACAACCTTTCCACCAATCTCTATTTGCTTGTCCAGCCCACGTTTCTTCTGAGCCTTTGTAGCAACCCGCAACCAAACCGATAATCCCGTTAGGGTGTGCGCCATCTTTAAACTTAAGATCACGTTTATGGCTATGCCCACAAGTAGAACTGTGATTACGATTGGCGAGTAAGCTATTAGCGTGATGTAAACCAGACATAGCTGAACCAAAATTACCACTACTAAAGAAGTGAGCGTAAGAAACGCCATCATAGTCAGCGATAGCGGGGGCGCTATTAGTGTATTCGTGGTATTCGTCGAACCAGTGGTCTGTTTGAAGATGGCTGAAGGAAATCCCGTACTTGTCTCCCTGTAGTCTTGGGTCGTGTGCGATAGCCTTTTTGATTCTATTCTCATGGTTCCCCTCAAAGCCAATCCAATATGGTCGCTTATACTTTCTATCACTAGGTTTCTTCCGTAGACGATCCATTGCTTCATTGTAGCAGTTGATGTCCTGTTCGTAGTTCTGACTAACTATAGCCTCTGGGTAACGTGTATCAAAGGTGTTAAGAGAGCGCATATCAGCACCATCACCTAAGTCAATTATGTAGGTAGGGTTTACCTCATAGATTAATTCCCCTAGCCAGTCGAAACGCTCATTCCCTGTTGAGGGGTCTGAGTGAGCGCATGAGAATACTACTGCTGTCTTAGCTGTCATATCGGGTATCCATTTCAAATTCTATTAGTATGGGTTCGATTGATCTGTAGAAGTGCTTCTGAAACTCATAGGCTGCATCAAAGGAGACAAACGGAATCTCTTCATCAAACATAACTTTACTTGGGTTTCTTTCTTGGGGATCTTCTACTCTACAGTTTAACCAGTAATTACCATCTTCGTCTTCATAGGGGCCATCAAGAACACGATGGACTTTAATCAGGATTGTGTTAGCCACTCGTCGGGTATCCTTTTATCTGCGTACAAGAACCCATGCTTATTGCACCAATCCCCATATGTACTCTTTGCACCTTTGTATAACTTAGACCTAGAGTTAGAAAAGACAAACCTTATGTCGAGAAAGGGATGTTGATCTTGTATAATCAAGTGCTTCTTACGATCAGCTTGAACAAACCTACCCTTAGACTCTATGATGATACCATTGGGCAGTTTAAAGTCAGGAGTGTAAGTCTTATTCTCAAGAAGTTGCCACTGTACCTTTAGCTTCTCATATTCAAACTCTACGCCCCTGTCCTTAAGATCCTTAGCTATGTCATCCTCTAAACCAGACCTGTAGCCATTCTTTATTGCGTGTCTTCTACGTTCACTGGTGGTTGCCATATCTCGCCCTCTGTACGTCTAAGCCATAGTAGCCTAGCATTCTCTATTACCCTATCTACATCACCATCATAGGCTTTAACACAGGCTTCCCATAAGTCTTGTTCAGTCTTCGCCTCACTTAACATCTTAGTAGCTTTAACTGGGCCTACACGATATAAACCAACTATGTTGTCTGCCCTATCGCCTGTTAAGATCTGGTTGTAGAAGAACTGTAGTCCTGACCATTCATCTACTGTTTTCCACTCGTTCTTACCAAAGTTAAAGTGGTGACAAGGTATCTGCAACATATCTTTGTCTATTGAGGCAACGACAGTATCAGGTCCAAGTCTTGTTGCTTCTATTGCTATAAGGTCATCAGCTTCTTCTCCTTCGCTAGTTATAGCATTGTATTTCGTAGTTAGATGATCACGAATATGGTAAAGATGTACTGGCTTTTCTACTGATTTACGATTGCCTTTGTACTCATGTGACTTAGCTATTTCGTGTCGGAAGTTCCCCTTACCAGTTAGGTAGACTATGTAGTCATCTGGCTCAGGGAACAACACAGTTTGCTCAAGTATAAAGTCAACAAGCTCATCAGCTTTAGCTTTAGCATCCTTTGGAAACAAGTCCTGAGTAGCAAAGGCTGACCGATAAGCTACAATGTCACCATCAATTAGCACTTTGCCATAGTTCATTACAAGTCTCCAAACACCATCTTACCATCATCCTTCTCAAATGCTACAGCTTCAACATACGTAAATCCTGCTGACCTAGTAGCTTCAGCGAAGACGTATGCTAATGAATATAAGTCCTCTACCCCATAACGCTCAACACTTGTCTTACCATCAAACCCATCTTCTTCACTATCATTCTCAAAGGTGACTGTAACTTTCATTGTATCATCCCACCATAAACAGTTCGTCATCTTCTGTCGGGGCTGAATTAGTCTCATAAGCTAAATGCTCAGTAATCCCCACATTCATCAGACGAACTCCCGCTCCACTAGCATAAGTCTCAAACTGCACCTTAGCCTTAGTGCCGTTACCTATAGCGCCATCTTCTGAGAAGCTCCACAGACGCTTGTTCTCTTTCCCTTGGGTGAGGTCTACTACTGTAGGTGCGCCACCATAGTCTACGTTCACAGGCTCTCCTGTCTTCTTATCGGAGAAGGTCTTAACGTCAGATACCATACGCTTAACCTTCATGTATTTACCGATACCAAATTCCGCATTCCCCTGTAGGACACGCTGTGAGTTCATGGGAGTCAAGTCTAACCCATCAGCTACTAGCTTTTCAATTTGGTCTTCGTCAGTAAAGTAAGCATTAACGATATACTGCCCACCTTTTTGATGGATTGCTTGTGCTGCTCTTGGTCCATCTGGTGATCCCATGTCTGCGTTTTCGGGGAAGATCTTAGCATATTCTAAAACCATATCCATTGTGTATTTAGCCATTGTCGAGTTCCTTTCGTAAGGGCTGGTAATTATTAATAGGGACTTTTTTCACGAAAAGTCAACACGAAAGTATAAATATTTTCACTAATGTATATCGGCATATGTACTTCCGAATTGAGCGTCGATCCCTAAGTCTATGTTTAGATTCAGTTGTTTGTTTAAATCCTGTATAGAGTACTCCATATTTATTTTTGTCTCCATCTCGTCACCTTCCTTTACTAAGGCTATGATCTCGTCGTGGAACTGACCAACAGTCTTGATACCCTTCTCACGACACCCCTTGACCCAGTTGTCAAAGCAGTAGACACCTGTACTTTGGTTCAAGGTACTGAAGCGGTCTTTCTCACTCCGTAGACTGTACCAGAACTTAGACACTGGATTCTGAACCCACATGCTGCCAAATAACTCTCTAGTGCGTAAGCTATCAGCTACCTTAGTTACTGACCAGTTACGTGACCAGAATGCTTCCAGAAGGGTCTTAGCCTCTTTTACACTCATACCCGTCTCACGGGCCAGCTTAGGCGCTCCTACACCATATGTAGCACTGTAGTTCACTACCTTGTAGTTCTTACGCAGTGACTTCAAGCTACGTTCCCCTGAGTTATGTTTGTCGATGTCATCTTGTGTGATAACACCAGCATGTTTAGCTAAGTCTAAGTGTGGATCAAAGCCCTCTTTACTCATTTCAGCTACATAATCAGGATCTAGGGGTTTCATGTAGTGACGCTTGGTTGTGTCCTCTAGGCTAGTCATGTCAGCCCCGCATAAGCTGTAACCATCAGGTGCAGTTAGACACCCACGTATCTCAGCACCATAGGGCTTTTCCACTGAGGGTAGATTGACTAAAGGTTTTGCATGACGGAAGCGCATTGTGTTGGTAAATCCTGCGATTGTTGCTTGCACGTATCCATCACGCTCTGAATCAACCATGCCTTTAAGAACAGAAATACGATGGCTGAGAACAGAAAGCCCATCAAGGATGACAACAGCAGGGTCGGCAGAGGCCAATCTTCTGACTGACGGGCATAGTTCTCCATCCTTTCGTACCTGCGGTATTTGCTTTTCTTCGCCATCACTGTTCCTTACAAACTTAAAGGTACTTGGGTTCCACCCGATAGAATACAGCCAGTCCTTAACTTGATCTGATGAATTAGGGTTAGCACGTTCTTCACCTGTTTTAACGACAAAGGACTGTACACCTTCTGGCTGCTTATACTCTTTGCGTAGTTCCTCAAACCTTTCGCCATGTGACGATAGCTCACCGTCCTTCTTGTGCATTACTTTAGGACGTTGCTGTACCTTAGTTAGAACACGCTTAGGCATAGCATCAGCTAACTGCTCTATCTTATCAGCCTTCATAGCTTCCCATTCTGCTAGATGCCCCTTAGCTTTGGCTACATCTAATTTCCACTGTAGGGCCTCTTGTTCTGCTGCACACTGTAGCTTGAACGTAAGGTAGTCAATAAAACGCCACTTCTCATCTTCATCAGGGTATAGCTTCTTAAGTTTGATGTCCAAGTCACGCCATAGTCTAGCGTTGATCTTAACGTCCTCATTACACCTGTGAGCATACTCTTCTGGTGTTAGGCTAGACCAATCAGTGATCTTAGGCTTAGGCACTCCATAGTCCTCTCCATAGCCCTCAAGACCATGCTTGACACGGCTATAATTTAGATACCAAGACAGAGCTAACGTATCTACTAGCTTTGCACTTATCTTAACACCCAGCACCTTTTCCACTGCGGGGATGTCAAACCTTACAATGTTGTGCCCTATCAAGATTGGTGCTTCCTCAAGGAAGATACGCATAGCTACATAGTCATGTGTATGTTGCACATTCCCTTGGTCGTCCATCCAAGAGATTACGTGGATCTTAGTGCTATCTAGTCCATCTGTTTCTATATCAAATACTGGCACTATACTTTCTCCCAAACACTTATGGATGTTCCCCACTTACCTATAACCTTATCTCCAGAGTTTCTTATATAGCCCCCGTTTTTTAATTCAGATATACGAGGTTTAACAGAAATCTCTGCCTTATTTAGTAGACTTGCTACTTGTTCTGCTGTTAACCTTCCGTGCTTGTCAAAAAGTGCAGATACTTGTTGTCTTAAAGTTAACTTACCTTTAGTATTAAAACTAGAAGCCGTTTTACTTGACTCATTATCTTGGTAGCCAATTCCATCTTTGTTATACATTAGATTACCTCTCTTAGTGTGAATGTTTCTGAGTTAAACCGCATCATACCAGCCCTACCTTCTTCTGAGCATGGGCGGTTCTTCTGCACTGTTATGTGCGTTGTATTACGTTCCTGTAAGTCTTCTGCCTCTTTGTCACGGGAGAGGTCTAGGATTACTGATGCCCTTTGTCCAATCATCTTACAATACTTAGGATCACCATTGTCGTTAGTGTGGGCAATGGTTACGATACCTACGTTTAGCTCCGCTGATAATTTAGACAACCTGACCGATAAGTCAGCTAACATCTGCTCTTTACTCTCTTCTGACTGACCAGAAACTACATCTTGAATAGGCTCAAAGAATACAAACTTACAGCCACATGCTTGACTAAAGTACCTAATCTGATCACATAAGTCATCAGCACCTTGACCATCACTTAGATAGAACTGGTAGAATAGCTCATCCTTGGTTAGCTGTTGAATAGCCTCTATCACAAGATCATCAGCATCCTTCTCTTCGATAAGATCCCTACGTGTAAGGTTATCGTTTAACTCATACGATACAAGACCAAGTAAAGATCTTAGCTTAGTCTCTTCCAAGTGCCATGCAGCAAAAGGTATGTTATGTTGTAGCATGTTGTATTCTAAGTAACGCATGATCTCAGTCTTACCAATACCTGTAGGTGCTTTGATAACTGTGAAGTGACCCTGCATAAGACCTAAGATCTTATCGTCCAGTGCTTGGATTCCAGTGGGTACATACTGATGCTCAGGCGTATCTTTATACAAGCTAATGAAGTCATCAGTACTATTAAGAACATTCTCAGGTGTATACTTCCTAGCATTCCACCATGCGCTCTTAAATTCCCCTGCTGCCCCATTAGTCAAGAACTCATTAGCATCCTTGAACTTGTCATGTGGTACACGGTAGACCTTGTTAGGGAACAATTTAGCCATACGATCAGCTACAGCATTACCAGCTTCGTCGTTGTCTACAGATAGGATAATCTTCTCGAAGCTATTAAGCCACTCTGTACACTTCTCCCAGAGCTTCTTAGAGGGCGTAGCAGAGGGTAGAGATACTACAGGGTTAGTGTACTGGCTCTTAAGCATTTGGGCTACTGACAGAGCGTCTAGTTCACCCTCAGTGACTGTTACCATCTTAGAGCTACCAGCGGTAAACAGGTTCATACCGAACAGTTCATCACCCTTAAAGCCATCCTTAGTATAGAATACCTTCTCGTCTAGCTTGCGTACTTTAATTCCCCCGCTGGGGTATACATATTCCTGACGATCAGAATAAGTCTGTACGCCAAAATCTTCCATAGTCTTAGCTGTAATGCCTCGCATAGCTACATAATTTCCACTGGCGGGGTCTTCTATACGTTTAGGCGTATAATCAACTACAGTACTCATGTTATCGTAATCCTTTCTAAGTCTACCCTTAGCTCCACAGGAGAAACATTGGTAAACATTCTTATCTTCGTTGTAGCTATAGCAACCCTTGTGGTTACAATGTGGACAAGTTTGGTGCGCTACTTCGGTCATCACTTACCTCTTACTTAAGTTTTATTACTAACTAATAATAATAAACTAAAGTTTATACTTACGTTAAAGGGACAATTACTAATAGGGACTTTTTTCCTTACAAGTCAACATCACAAATTGTTACAGACCTTTTCAATACTCCTTGTTATTTGTTGATCTATAGCCTGTTTAGTACTTCCAACTATATCAGCTACCTCATCTAGTGTCATATCTTGCCAGAATCTCATCTTAAATAGTTTAAGTTCTCTCTCACTTAACACCTTTTCACAGATTGAAATTACGTAATTTACGTAGTCTTCTTTCTCATATTCTTCTGCATGGTCAGGAATAGAAGATATAAAGTCATCGTATGAAACGTGATCAGAGGACATAATATTACGCAACCAATCTATGCCAGTCTCAGAATAACTTTGGTTGTCACTTTTCCCTGAGCCACCCCTAGCAACATCTCTAGCTGTCCAACTCTTAGGAATACTAACGGGTTGTAGGCTTAAGTTAATGTAGTCATGCATAGCTCTATTAGCCTCACGATACAGTTTCGCTGGGTGTACCTCTGGATCTTCATCCCTTAACTCTAGGCAGACTATAGCTCCCTCAGATACTATATCATCGAAGTCATTAGGCCTGTTATATTTATGTGCTAACTTACGACACATATTTATCAGATCTTCATTACTTATCATAAGGGCCTCCTCTTAGGTTTAATAGAAACTGATATAACCTCAGTCTTTAGGCATTGACCTATGGCATTCCTATCTATGGCATACACAGGCTCGTAATAGGCTGGTAGAGCGTCCCCACAGGCCCTAGCACTAGGGAAGATGGTATTAGATTGTAGGTAGTCACCATTTAGCGTGTAGCTCAACACAAGGACAGTATAGAACAACATTACAAATACTCCACTACTACGCCAGTATTCCAGTTCTTGGCCTCTCTCTCAGCTTCCTCACGATCAGTAAAGATCCACACCTTCGTATCATAGGTCCAAGGGTTCTCCTTTCTAACGAAAGTGTACTCTCCCTTCTCTATCTCTATTTGAACTGCATATCTACCCATTTTCTTCTTTCTCCTTTTCTAAGCCAGCCTTGATTAATGTTACAAACCCTAGGTCAAAAATAGCCATAAAGGTTTCTGGATCACACTCCACTTGTAATGTGGCACTACCATCCTCGTGTTCTTCTATGCTTATTATTTTAATGTCATTCATCTGTTCAGATACTCCACTACTCTACCAGTAATCCCGCCAATATCCCACTCTTTAGCGTGTCTCTGGGCTTCCTCACGGTCAGTAAAGACCCACGGCGGTGCGCCATCCGGCCACCAACCACTCCTACACAAGATAACTATCAACCCACTATCCTCATCCTCTATTTCCACTATATACCTACCCATCCTGATAAAAACCTTTAACCTCACCAGCCTTTACTAATGTCACAAACCCTACGTCAGAAATAGCCACCTTAAACTTAACTACTGGTGAAATAACAGCCAGAACAGGTATGTTTAAGATAGAGTTTGAAAGCTCAACAAAGATTTCTGGGTCACACTCTACTTGTAGCGTAGCACTACCATCCTCATGCTCTTCTATCTCTGTTATTTTTATCATGTCACTCTTCATGGTTTATTCTCCTGCTGTATTTACGAAACCTTTTATTGTAGGCACGTTTGATCTTCTTTACCTGTCCTGATTTCCATCGTAGGAACTTACGTGATTTACTTAGGGCATCATACTCATCACCACCCTTCATAGGTATACGTTTATTCATCATTCACTCCTATACATGGTAGCAGGATAGATAGCTTACAGTACTTAGGGTAATCATCATACGTCATAGCTATCAACACAGGTGGCGCAGCTATAAGTAAAGCTACAATAGCTGACGCCTTGATTGCACCGTTAATGTTACCTCTCATCAGTACTCATCCCTTAATGCTACCCATGACACAGGGAATAGATCTTCCATTTTAAGGCTAATAGCCCATGCTACCTCTGCTGTCTCTGCTTGTGTGTCAGGCGCACAGCGAAGCTTGCACATATCAGCAAACGCATCTAAGCTACCTGACCAGTACCATTCAGTCATCATGCTCTGTGGTAGCACCATACGTGCTTGCTCTGGGCAAACACCTTTATCTAAAAGAACCCTATACATTGAATAAGGCTTCCACCAAAACTCTGATTCAAGTATGTCTATGTCAACCTCACCTTCACTGCCCTGCTTCTTATCGGCACTACGTCCACGCCACTTTGTAGGATGGTAGAACTCAGGTTCACTGTCCACGTATCGTCTTGATACTTCGTTCCAACGCAGAAACTTATGCTTGACTAGCTGTCTAGCCACAAACACTGGAGCCTTGACATGGAAGCTGGCAAAGCAATGCCCAAATGGGCTGATGTGTTTGTGCTTGGCTAGGTATTGTATAAGCTTCTTATCCTTAGCTTTCATGTGCTGCTTGAAGCTGTAAGCATCTGACTCTTCATATTCCCACTCACTCTCTTTACCAAAGCTCACACGGGCTGCATTAACTACAGTCAGGTCATTACCCATGCTGCCTTTATATGTTACATCAATGCTCATTAGAATGTTACCTCTCCATTTTCATCACGGGGGTCATTATACCAGTCCTTAGATAAGTGTAAAGCTCTTAAGTCTTCCTCTACATCTACTTCATCCTCAGTAGGTATCATAATACCTAACATGCGTAATTCTCTCTGTGCCTCTAGTGGTAAGTTATTCATGATAAATACTCCAACGATTTAATTATTGTACTATGTGGTACATTGAACTTTCTGCCTAATGCTCTTGCACCATACAGGCGATGTTTAGGCTTGTAAACAGATATTACATATCCCACTTGTTCTTTTGTTAGTGCGGTTTTTCCACTGGCTACACCTTTCTCATTACTTGCTAAGCCTATGTCATAAGCATGTCTTACATTTTCTCCACCTGTTGTCCACTCAAGGTTTGTCACAAAATCGTTCTTCTTATTCCCATCAATATGGTTTACTTGTGGCTTACTATCAGGGTTAGGTATAAAGGCTAAAGCAACCATTCTTGGAATACGAACACAAACATATTTTCCTGTACGTCCCCCGACTTTGGTAGAGAATAACCTGTACCCCTTTTTATGAGGTGAAGCCTTTATTAGTTTACCAGTCTTAACTGATTTAATCTGGCCTGTATTAGACACAAGGTAAAGGTCTTCAAGTAACTCATGCGGCACTGGTTTCCACTCTGTTTTAAAGGTCATTATACTTTCTCCCCATTGATAAGCTCTACCTTCTCAGCGTAGAATGATTTCCACTGGCTCTCTTTTATTTCCCAGATTGGGATTTGACCACGGGATCTCATAGCCTCACCTTGAGCTAAACCACGATCACTACCTACGATCTTGCTGGTAGGCTTTAAGAGGCCATTGACTACACGCTCAGAGCCATCAGCCTTAATGAATGTTACAGTCACGATCTTAGTACCCTGAGCTTCTAACAGGTCTAGTACACGTTGCTTCTTTTCCATTACTTCTCTCCTTTGATTCTTTTCTATAGTTACAGTCACATTTCTTACGGCTCTGGTCAACCCTCTTTTATACTTTTCTGCTTCTGTATTATTATTAACCAGCTTCCATCAACATAAATTCCCATCGGGGGTATATACACTACAGCGTAACATATTCATACTTCTCCCTATATTCTACAGTGTAATCCTTTCTACTGTAGGGGCTACGACAGCGATAGATAAAGTCTTGGGCATCACACTCCAATAAGAATAGAGCCACCACAATATCGTCTTTGTTTACTACGCAATGCATTTTACTCTTCCTCTTCATTACTATTGATATATTCCCACTCTTCCTGACCCTCTTGGCATACAGCACAGATAGTATCGTTGTCACCATGCATTTCCTCGAAGGTCTTGTAGAACTCACAACACTCACAAAAGTATTCTCTGTTCATTCTAAATAACATTATTACACCTTTCCTAAGTATTCTAGGTTAAACCATTTACCGTTATCTTCTAACCATGTAAACCCACCCTCTGGGCTATCCCATGCTATATAATCACTATGACGGTTAAATGTGTTAGGTGCAAATACTTTATGAACTACACCTAATTTATTCATCATAGCATTAGCTTTATCACAGATGTCTTGTGCAGTATTTTCATCGGTGGGGTCTTGTAATTCAATCCATACTTTCATTATGCTTCTCCTACAGCTTTCTGTCTAACTGATTCATACTCTACATCATCCAGCAAGTTAGTCAAATGCTTTTTAGCTTCTTTGATGTCATCCTTCAAACGATCAATGTCATTCTTAGCATCTTCCAAATACTCAAAGAGGCTGTTGATCTTATCCTGCTTGGTCCACGACATATCACCTTCACAGGTATGGTTCACGTTGATCCCACGTTCAACATCCTTGCGGTAGTCTTCTGCACGATTAATTACAGTGTGTAAATCACTCTCGATCTCTCTGATCTGCTTAATAATATTTTCCATCGGTAGTCTCCTCTACTAGAATTTAGAATCACCTTACATATTTCCACTGGTGGGGTCAAGCTCTATATTTCCTAGATGCGTTCCGCATTTCCATCGGTGGGGTCTTAATTTCCATCGGTGGGGTCACGGTCATTTTCCACTGGTGGGGGGTCATTTTCCACTGGTGGGGGTGTTCCTGATTCGTTCCAATGTTCCTGATTCGTTCTCGATTCGTGATTCGTTCCTGATTCGTTCTATCGTTTCTGATTCGTTTGTGATTCGTTCTGGTTTCACGATTCGTTCCTGATTCGTTCCAAACTACCGATTCGGATAGATCCAAAAATGCCGTCAATGGCACAAAAGGATAGTTGACAAGGAATTTCGGATAGTGTGGCTTAAATACAACGATTCGCAACAAAGATTCACTTGACACAAGATTCTGTTTTACGAATCGGATTCGACTCGATAACGCAACAATCGAATCACGTAAACTTGAGTCTTTTGATATGGTATTTTTAAACGTCATGATTCGTTTTTGGCATATCGTGCAAGCTGTCCGTCAATTGTTATTTTTGCATACCTGCCATGCATTCAGCGCATAACTGGTTATAGAATAATTCTAACTATCGT